ATTTTTCCAATTCTGCCAAATAACGGCTCACCATATCGGGTGTAGGTGAGGCATTCATAACAATGAAATCTTCTGGAATCTCACATTCTATCTGTGTGGTGAACTCCAACCAATCACGGAATATACAGACATTCTTCTTTATGTTTCCAGAAAGAGGATCAAGAAAAGTTGATCTTTGCAGTTGAAGAGGACGGTGGAGAAGAAGGATACCTTTTTTGGCTCCTGCCTTCTTTGCTATTATTTCATCCCCACTGCGGAGTTTCAGTAGTACAAATTGAGACTTTTCGGCGGTCATGGTCACACTCCTTACAAGTCCAAACGCACCAAACGGTAGTTGAACTTCTCTTGTATGTATAGGTTTACACGCTCGGTCAAATGCTTCAGGGTATGGTTGCGGTGGGACTTGATACTCAGGTCATCGCCAATATCGAATAGTTTTGCACAGGTCTTGTGCTCGGACTTTCGCAGTTGCCGCCCAATGGATTGCAGTACACGGATACGGGATTTGGATGGAGAAGCAAACACAACATTATGGAGTCTACGAATGGAGATTCCAGTGGAGAATGTTCCATACGATGCAACGATTATGGCATTTTCATTTGCCTCTGCCAATAGGCGAACCTCTTCTCTTGCATCGGCTTCCGTGGCTCCGTACACCAGAAAAACCTGATGCTTTCCTCCAGAAAGTTTTTGAATCTGTTCGTAAAGAGTTTTACCGTGTTCAACAAATTGAAACAGGACAAGAGTATTTCCCTTTAGATTCACAGCCATCTCACAGATGAATCGGTTTCTCTTGTTGTGCTCGGTTAGCCATTTGATTTCATCGGCATACTTCATGCCTTTGCACTCACGGCGATCCTCTTCGGGGTATTTCAAGGTAATGCATTCAATGGAAAGATCAGACAAGAGATTCTTGTCCATCAAATCCTTGGTGCTTGTAACCTTCACGACCTTGCCGAACAATCCTTCAATAACCAACTTGTGCGTTTGTGTTCCATCCAATGTGCCTGTGGTTCCAATTCGGTAATAGGCATTCTTAGCCTTCTCCATGATTGAAGTAAGGCTTTTTGCCTTGAACATATGACACTCATCTCCAAATACGGCAAAAAAGTCCTCATAGTAGTCTGCCTTCATTCGGAAGATGGACTGCCAAGTGGAGATAACAACACGGGCTTTAGTGGTCTTTTCCTGACCAGAGAAAATCTTCTGGCATTGGTGCTTTACATCCCAACCATTCTTCTGTGAATAGTCTAGAAAATCCGCATACATTTGGTTTACAAGACCAATCGTGGGAACAACAAGAAGTATCTTTTTCTTTGGATTGTTTTCAACATGATCCAAGAGATAGCGTATTGCAGAATAAATGATGAGTGATTTTCCGCTAGCAGTGGGAGAAAGCAATAGGCAACGCTGGTCGTTCAAGGCAACAGAGATGGCATCAATTTGATGATCGTGTGGGGTGATATCCTTTCCTGCTGCCACAAGTTGCAGCGAATCCAAGTAATCCTTCAACTGCTCACGGTTCAGGGGTGATTGTGAATACGGAGTCTTGGCACACAGGTTGAAAGGATAGCCACGATCCTGTGCAAACTTACTCAGATAGTCGCCCAAACCAGCATATAGTTTCTTGTCATATGTGTTGAACAAGCGGATATTTCCATCCCACATCTTGTTGCGATATGCTGGCATGAACTGGTATCCAGGAACCTTGAATGTAAAGAAATCAGAAAGTTCCTGTGCAACACCCCGCTCACAATCCACTTTGAGATATACGGCATCTGATTGGGTGACATTGATATCATTCATTTCATCCGTATTTATAGGATGAATCTCATCGTTGATATCGGTGTCTTCCCAAGGGTACAGAGTCATACACCACCTAAGAACTTTTTCCAATCAATGGCATTACGGATAAGCCATCCACGATTGGCAATGGTTTTTACTACCGATTCAATATAATCGACACGCTCTTCCTGTAGTTGGATGCGTCCACGGAGTTTGTTCATATCCTTGTCTCCGTCAAGATACATCTCCACATCGTTCTTCAAGACACGGAGTTGGAAAGGCTCCCATCCCCGTTCCTTTAGAGTGGTTTCATCCATCTTTCCTGTATAGTATTCGTACTTAAGACGGGTGAGTTCTCCCATATCATTGCGAAGTTTCTTTAGCAGCAGTTTCTCTGCATAAAGATGCTTGAGATACTTGTTGTGGAGTTGCGGAATACGCAACGACTCTGTATCCAATTGGGTTTCATCAAAGGAGAGGTCTTTTTCGATTTCTTGCTGTAGTTCTTCAAAAGTCATAGTGTAAATAGTATATCACAAAAAGATCAAAGGTCAAACGGTTTCAATCGTGAAATAGGAATATTGAAATGTGGTACTTATATTGATAGGATCTATTTCTGAAGAAGAAGAGTTAAACTCAAACGATGCCAAGTTTGTTGGATAGCACTTGTGGAAGTTTATCTTCTTTTTCAATACTTTTCCATTCGTATATACAAGAACTATTATATCAGAATACAGTTCGTCACGAAGGGAAACCGTTGCATTGTTTTTATCTGTTGGAACTATTGCACTCATCCAATCGTAAATCTCATTCCAATTTTCCATATTTTCGTCAACAAGAAAGTTCATTATGAGTTCATCCGATATGTCCAAATAAGAAGGGGCTTCTTGCTTTGGTAATCCCTTGAAAGCAGGGATTTCTATGGAACCCATTACAACCGATGGGATACTGATGGATTGGATAAAATATGTCATTTTCGGTAGTTTGGGAATAACCACTCGAAATGCTGTTGGAGAAAGATAGTTGCGTACACCTGTTGTTCTTGATGTTGGTGTTATTCCGCCTAATGGTGTGTCTTCGTTTAGATCCATTCTTCCCTCCAATAGTATGTAGCCAAAAATGAACAGGAGGGGATTGCTCCCCTCCTGCTCTGCTATAACCCTAGAATCTACTTTCTATTTTCACCTATCAGGCTGATGTTACGCCGTGAAGATTGGTGACTTGGAAGATACGGTAGTACGAGTTTGTACGAGCCACGACGCCGTTGTTGTAGTCCAACAGAGATGTCGAGGTTGTTGCGAATGGATTTGCTGCAATGCCGTAACGAGTCTTGAAGCCGATCTTTGGCTGGAAGGTCGTTGGGTCGATTGCACGAACCATTTGTAGAGGAACATATGGGCAGTAGAAGAAGCCTGCATCGTACTGTGAGGTTCCCTTGTATCCAACAACGCAGAAATCTGTGCCTGATGGGATATAGGGGTCGATGTAGACCTTGTAACGACCAATGGTTCCAACGAATGTGGTTCCTGTGTCGTCAACATCCTTGCCGAATGCGCCAGCCTGATTGGACTCAAGCAGACCAGTCATGGAGAGAGCGGATGCAACATCTGAGGAGCAGATGATGATGTTACCCTTACCACGGCGTGTATCCTTGGCGATTGCATTTGCTTCACGCTCAATCTGGAAGAACAGACCACGGAAGCGTTCTGCCGACCAACGACCATCAGAGTTGCTCTGAACATTGAATGCACCAGAGGTCAATGGAGACTGTTGGCAACCCAATGTAGCAATCTGATAGATTGTGCGGACAACTTCACGGTTGATTTCAGCAAGAACTTCGTTAGTGAGGATGTTTGCCAACTCTGTCTCAACATCAAGACCGTGAACTGCCTTGAGGTCTTGTGCGATTTCAGCAGAGTATGATGCTTGGAGAGCACGGGAACGGGCAATAACGGATGTGCGTTCGATGGAGAAGCCCATTTCAGCAAATCCTGCACCACCACGGGCATTTTCCATGTATTGGGTTGTGGAAGCAATACCAGAGTATGCGCTTGTTCCAGTTACACCATCACCATCGGCAACCAAAGATGCCAATGCGATTTGTACGCTAGAATAGTTCGCAGCAGAGCCATCACCGGATGTAGAACCAAGACCGTATGTACCACCGTAACCAGGACCAGTACCAGAGTACATGGTGTTTGGTTCGTTCAAACCAAGGGCTTCAGTCTGTGCTGTGGATGGGTTTGCACCGCTGTTGCTGTTGTAGCGGGACTTCATTGCAAAGATCAAGCCTGTTGGGGCTGTCATTGGCTGAACGCCGCAGACATCATAAGCAATCAGATTTGGCATTGCACGACGAACCAATGAAATCATCACTGGATCGAATGCTGCCAAATTGCTGTTGCCACTGGAGTTGGCAAGATTATTTACACCGCCGAGAACAGCATTGTATGGTGCTGTTTCATTCAGTGCCTGTTGTTGGTTCTCAAGCAACAGGGCTGTTACTGACTTACGGTATGGGTCTTTGATTGCACCGAGTTCGGGATGCTCAAGAATGGGCTTCCACTTCTTCAGTGCTTGTTCTGTTAGGAATGCTGTCGTGTCCATTTTTTCTCTCTCCTTTGAAGATTGTAGATTCTACTTGGTTATGTAGTCTTTTGTTATTTTTGAGTTGGTTTACTTGCTTTTACGAAGCATGGCATTAAGATATGCAGAGACATCTGCACGGGCTTCTTCGTTTAGAACAGTTGGTTCGGCTGCATCTTCAACTTGAACTGAAGATACGGTTGCCTTTGCTGTGGTCTTGGAATAGTTTTCCTTGAGGATATTCAACTTTGCCTTGAACTCAGAGTTATCGGAAAAGTTCATGCCTTCTGCCAATCCACGGAGTTTTTCGGTTTGAGCGGAGGACAAGCCTTCGGTTACTTCGGCAAAGATTTCTGCTCTTTGGTACTTCTTCAGTTGCTCGGTCAGTTCAACTGTCTTCTTGGTTTGAAGATTTAGTTGCTCTGTAACCTTCTGAAGATTATTGGCTGTTTCATCCAAAAGGTCTGTCTGACCTTCGGGAACAGAGATATTGTGTTCGTTGAAGAGAGCCTTTAGACCACTGATAAAGGATTCTGCAACATCTGTGCGAATACCACGCTCAACGGCTAGTTTGTTCTCTTCCATCCATTCAGATACGACATAGTTCAGATAGGAATCAACCTTTTCGGTTAGATCATTGGCAATATCTTCCACTTCAGATTCCAAGAGTTGGGTGAACTTGCCAGCCAACTGCTCTTCAATCTTTGATACACGGCTATTTACAGCGGCTTCAAAGAGTGTTGAAACCTTTAGTTTGGTTTCTTCTGATAGTTCTTGTCCATTGAAAATGGAGTTGACATCAAAAGCCTCTTCCATTTCCTCTTCGTCTTCCATTTCATCTTCTGCACTGGTTTCGTCTTCGCATGAGGAATCTTCTTCATCGGATTCTTCCTTCATGGTTCCGCAGCCTTCTTCGTCCATCTCTTCCTCGGCATCGTATTCATCTTGAACTTGAGCACGGGAACCCTTTGGTAGAGACTTCATTGCCTTTTCTTCTGCAACTGGAGTTGTTTCGGCTTCGCAGCCTTCGCACAACTCTTCTTCAATTTTCTTGACTTTTGCTTTATTTGCCATTGGTTTATACTCCGTATTATTCTAGGTTCATTGCTTTCGTATGTATGAAAATCACAGTTTTGACAAGAAATCTTTGAATATCTTCACAGTGTTCTCTTCTAGTTCACGGCGAGAGGATTCTTTGACTATTTTCTTGTATTTTTCTATTTGGCGTTCTTTGATTATACCGTTATCCCAAATCCATTCTTTTCCTTCCATGATGCCGTTTACAAAGGCATTAGGGGCAGAAGGATCAGCAACAATATCAACCGAGGCAAGCATAAAATCGTCTTGAACATAGTTGATACCATTTTTCTCCTGTAATGAACCCATGCCACGGGAAGATACTCCAAACATACAGCCTTCGTTCAGAAGGTTCTTGGCAATCTTGCCCATTGGAGTCTCAAGAATCTTGGCTTTTCCGTAGATGTTTTTACCTTCAACCCGTAAATCTTTGATTATATGTGATACACGCTCAAGATTTACGGTTGGTCCCTCGGGATGTCCTAACTCGCCCATTGCACGGTTTTTATCAACAAACTCGTTGCTGTAACGCTCAACTTCAGTATTAAGAATATCTTCTGGATAAACACGACCATTGCGATTCTTTACACCTGATTGCATAAAGATGCCTTCAATGAAATACTGCTTTTCACCCTTTTCGTTTGCCTCGGTGAGAAAGCGCACATCATCTTGGTTTGTTTCGGTTATCAGATACATTATTCTTCCTTGTTTTTGCCGTTGTAGAGAGAATCCTTTATTTCTCCTTCTCTCTTTGCCAAAGCATCAGAAACCTTCTGTGCAAGGGCTGCATTGATGTTTTCCTTGGCTGCAATAATGTTTTCATCAGACACATTACGCAAAAAGTCAATAATCTGTGTGTTCATAATAATCTCCAGATGTTTTATTTATGTATGCAAATCTTGTTTTTGACTGCTCTTCTCTAAAATAGAGGAAAGTACCTTTGCCCCAAATGGTGATATTTTAGGCACAATAGGCTCTTGTTTCGCTGTATTTTCTAATATAAGATGTGATTCCTCTTCGGGAATAGGGGAAGGAAAGAACCGCTCAAACGAAGAAATCATGTTCTCTACTTCTTCGTTTGCCATTTCCCCTGTTGCTCCTTCTTCTCCTGCATAACCTTCGATATCAGGAATCTCTAAGCCTAAATCCTTTTGGATTCCTTCAATATCCAAGTCCTGTGGTTCTGTTTCTGGCTCAGGAGCAGGAGGTGGGAAGCCCCCTTGGGGAACCATGCTGCCTTGTGGTGGGAAACCGCCCATCATTGCGATATCGGGCTGTGCTGGGGCTTCGGCGGCTTCTTCTTCCATTTCCGACTTCATCAACTCTATATCATCATCGCTCATTTGCAGAATGTTCTTGTTTACCCAACGCTTGGAGAAGAATCGACCCAAATACGGCTCTATTTCACGCATTGTGAGGAGCCGTGTCATGGTCATCTCGTTCTCCTTCAATTCGGAGAAATATGCATCCTTTGCAAAATCAAACGAGAAGTCATAGGAATACTCTTTCCATTCGTCTTCGGTCAGAATATTCTTTGCCAACAGTTGAACACGGAGAAGTTGCAGGAAAATCTCGCAGAACTTGCTCTGTAAGCGGTTGACAAACTTTGTGAAGCGCACCTCGTCACGGCTTATCTCTGCGCTCTTTCCCATGTTGAATCCAGAGTCTTCACGGAAACGGGAAGGAGGAACATGGAGGGCGGTATACAGTTTCTTTAGGAAATAGTCTACATCCTGTAACTCTCCAAGGTTCTGACCACCTGGTAGGGTTTGGACTTCGGTTCCCTTTCCACCTTCACGACGAGGCATCCAGAAGTCTTCAAGCATGGACATATGCCGCTTTTCATCCCGAAGTTCACCTGTAGTGGTGTCGTATACGAGTTTATTGCGGTATCTCTGCATGATTTCACGCAGATATTGCTCTGACTTGTTCTTTGGAAGAGAACCAACATCAATGTAGAATATACGGCGTTCTGGAGCACGGGAGATGCGGTATATAACAATGGAATCCTCAAGCATTCGTAGTTGATTGAGTGGCTTTATAGCCTTGTGTAGATATCCCAAAACCTTTTTTGTGGAAGGATCTACAAATCCTGATCCAACATAGGCGACCGAATCAGAGGGAAGAATAACACCCTCATTGCTGTATCTAAAATTGATGGTATCTCGACCATTTCCTACAAAATCATCGGCAGTGTACAGATAGTATTCCTTGATGCTCTTGATGAACTTTATGCCACCATCTCCAACTTCACGCTCAATGTTTCTTACTTTCTGAATCTTCAGAGGATCAATGACCCGTAGTTCAGCAATGCCTTTTTTCTGCTTCTTTTCATCCATTAGGATTTGGATATAGAGCCGCCCGTCAATATACCATTTTCGGAAAAGTTCAGATCCTCGGGTATTGAAGTTCAGCATTCGGAGTATTTCTTCAAACTCTGCCTTGATCTTTTTCTTTGTTCCAGCAGGCATTTGGGACTTGTCAAGATTCACAGTTACAGGTTCGGTTTTTTCATTCAGAACTATGCCTTGATTTACAATATCATCCACAGCCGTCTGTATTTCGGCGTGTTCGTGCATTTGACGATATCGCACGATGAGTTCTGCATCACTTCTATAGGCAACATCATAGTTGATAAGTTGAACACCAAAGCCATAACCACCGATAAAATCAACAACCGATGCACCATCCTCTAAATCGGGAGGAATAAATGATTTTACGGGTTGATCTATACTCTGTAGTTGGGGAACTGTTTTTGGGGTTCTCCTTCTACCTAACTCAAATCCAAAGATATTTATAGCCATAGTATCTCCTATTCACTTATCTATATCGTGGAATGATGCGCCGATCTGTCCGAATCATCAGAAACTACCCCCAGCAGTCATCGTATGATACGCATAACTAAAGGTAACTTGATATTCCAATGGGGCTGTTTGTTCATCAAAGGAAACATCCACTGTTCCTATGTTTGTTGGGAATGCTCCATAAAGATTGAATGATATGGATTTGGAACCATCACCACGAACAAGTGCTACTCGGGCTGTAACTGTATGGGATGGATCTATTGTATTTGTATAACTTCCGTTCAGTAGTTCCATCCATTCTTCCAATTTTATTCTTACTTCCATTGATTGGGTTTCCATTACGGTAACTGTCCAATCAGAGAATGTTCTCTGTCCGGGAACTTTTAGTTTACGACCACGGTGTGGTATTTCCAATACGCCAAGTTCCGACGATGGCAGTTGTGTTCCTTTTCCACTGAACACCAATGATTTGTCAACACCACGAAAAGGAAGTTCAATGGCAAACAGATTGGTCTTTGCCATTCCTGCCTTGACTTTCGCCAAGATGTTGTCTATTTCAGCCATAGAAGCCCCCAAATACACAAATACTGGTGTGGTTAGCACCAGTATTTATGCATTTTTTCAATGTATTTCTAGTATTATTGTACCTTGTGGTACGAATACTGGAAGGTGACTGAATACTCCAATGGGGCTGTCTGTTCATCGAACGAGAGATCAACGGAGGCAAGACTGCTTGGGAATGCACCGTACAAGGTGTAGGTGATTGCAGGAGTGGCGTTGTCTGGCTTCAGAAGAACAACCTGTACGGTTGCCAAAGCAGCGGTGTTGCGCTTGATTTGGTCTTCTGCATCCATGACGGACATCCACTTTTCGAACTGTCTGCGGACACCCATTTCTGCGGTTTCCATGATTGTGACAGTCCATTCAGCGAATGAACGCTCTGCTGGAATCTTGATCTTACGACCCTTGTATGGGATTTCCATCACGCCGATATCGGCTGTTGGAAGTTGTGCTCCCTTGGCACGGATATCAAGCCCTGTTGGGATGACTGCACCGTTCTCGCCTTGGAAGACGAGTTTGTACATATTTGTTTTTGCAGGATTCTTGAATCCTGAAATGAAGTTTGTTAGTGATTCTGCCATGTGTATTTACTCCTCTTTAGAGTGTTTTCCTCGGTGAGATTAGATCGTGACGACTGGGCCTACTTCAGAGAAGTTGGCTTGCGAGTTGGAAGCAACGAAGTTCAGTTGGATATAGTTGATGGTTGCATTTGCCTTCACGAAGATATCGGCGTTGAACTGTCCCTTGTCGATAACTTCCTGAGTGTTATTGCTTTCATCGCAGATAATCTTGAACTCAGAGATTCCCTTGCTTCCTTGAACTTCACGAAGGAATGGTTCAATCAAACCGATGAACTGAGCACGGGAGAACTCATCATTGAACTCGAAGAGTTGGAACTTGGCTGCTGTAGCCACTGCCTTCTCAAGAGCAATGAAGAGGCGACGAATACTGAGGCGGTCGAATGCACTGGGCTTCAAGAGAGCAGTCTTGTCACCGAAGAGCAGCGTACCAGAACCAGCCTGAGTGATTACAGGATTGACTTGGTATGCGTATAGACCATCACGGTATGTCTTAGTTGGATTGAATGCCAACTTGACGCAGTTGCGGATCACACCACGGTTGTAACCTGCTGGAGAGAACCAAGGATTGGCTGTACTGTCTGTACGAGCGCAGAGTCCTGCGATGTCTGGGTTCAGCGGAATCCAACGGTAGATGTCGTTGTACTTGTCGTATTGGTACTTCCAACCGCTGTCGATGACGGCATAGGATGTATCGGCGGCAAGAGTATTGACACGCCAATCAATCACATTGTCGTATGCAACGGCTGTTGTCCGATCCTTCACCAATTCGAGAGGATATGGAGAAACGAAGGCGATTGCATCCTTGCGGGTAGCAGCAAGATCAATGATGTACTTGGAGACTTCGTTGTTGTGTCCACCTTGGAGCAAGAGATTTGCTTCGGTGTTGTCTGCGTCCTTAAAGAGATCGTAGCCACGGAAGGTATCTGTGAGTGCTGGAGCAGGATCTGTTCCACCACCGAGTGATGCATAGACATTTGCCTTCAGTGTCCTGAAGTTGGCTGTTGCACCAACAACACCAAGGGTTGCACCCCATTCCAAGCCATCTGCGCTCAGGTCACCACTTTCTGGATGTGAAATCCATGCAACATAGCGTGAGTTTGTTGGCTTGCGTGCATAGAAGGAGTTTGTTCCATCCAAGTTTGTGCCGTTGAGTGCCTTGGAACCAACAAATGTTTCCAAAACAGCCTTGCGCTCACCTGTAAACAAGCCGTCTTCATCAATAACTGCCAATGCCACTTCGTCGTCAGTGTATCCCTTGACCTTGGTGACTGTGGAGGTAGAGAGTGTTTGGTTCAGATACTTTGCATATGCCCAAACAGCGGTTGCTGCTGTTCTTCCAACGATTGCAGAAGAAGCATCAGCGGTCAAACCAATGATGCGAAGATCAAGAGCGGAAGTTCTCTTGGCAATAACTTCATATTGCTTGGCAGAATCAGCAAACTTGAGGAAGTCGCCAACTGCAATCTTATTCAAGCCCCATGCCGCAGCATTAGTTTCTCCAGAAGCACCAGTAAGACCAATGGTTGCAATATTCCAACCATTGTTTGTCGTTCCTTGTCCAACAGTGAATGTAATACCATTGGCTGCTCCCGCAACAGAGGTTATACCAGCAAATGTTACTCCACGGGCAATGTTATCGCAGTAGGAAATCTTGAGCGAGTTGCCCAAGAGACCTGGATAACGGGCGCAGAGCACACCAGTGATTCCAGCACCAGCACTGATGCCGTAGTTTGTGAACTTTCCGAGCAAATCATCATTCCATATTGTATTTGAAGTGAATCCTCCACCACCGACTGTTGCTGCCTTGGCAGCGGTGTCGGATGTGCGGATGACCTGTAGACGAGCACCGTAGCCGATGAAGTTGGCTGCCGAGAAGAAGTCCAAATAGTTGGAGTCATCTGGGCCACCGAAACGGGCGGCGAGTTCGTTTTCTGTGCTGACGGTTACGATTTGCTCTACTGGGCCCCATTTATAGTTGCCTGCGAAAGCAGCAGATGTGTTTGAGATAACCTGATTGACCACACCTGTACGGTCAATTTCTGTTATGTTGATACCTGGGCTGATTTGGAATGCCATGTGTTCTCTCCTTTTTGGCGAAATCTAAGATTCAGTTCTCAAAGTATGTATAAAACAGAAAAGTTCTATTTAGGCTGGTTTCCACACGCTTCTGTCTTCACCATCAGGGTCGCTTACCCCATCGTCAATAAATCCAAAAAACATCTCTTCTTCCAAAGCCTTCATCTCTTTTCCGTACATTTCCAAGGAGATGTTACCACCAATCAAATCTTTGAAATAGAGTTGGGTAGTTAGCCATGCAAAAAGCACCAGAGTCATAACCAAATCATCGTGATGACCAGTCTCTGCTTCATATGTATTCTTTTTTGATACGAATGAGAACAGTTCTTTGACTAAATCATAATCTTCGATTATTAGTTTTTCCTGTTCTATTAGACCCTTGAGGGTGGTGCATCCGACACGCTTGACCACTTCAGTGGTCTTTACACCCCTCTGTTGGTTCTGTGCATTGAAACCACCGTCCAATACCTGTCCCTTGCGACCCTTTACCGAGGTGGACATAAGCCCTTCGTACTCAAACTCTTCATGGATAATATCAGCAATCTGCCCACCAATATCATTCAACTCCACCAAGACAAGAGCATCATTGAACTGCCGAGCGGCGGCGACAATGGCGGTAGGATACATGGCAGGAGGAATAATATTATTTCTAAAAGTTGCAACGATTCGGTAGGGGGCTTGTGTTATATCGGTTACGGTAAATGCATGGTAGTCATTGCCTGTTCCACGGGATGTATCGACTATGACAATATAGTTGTGATTTTTTTGGGGCTTCTCATAGACTTTGAAACCGTCATCATTCTTATAAATAGGATTGATAAATGTAAGGGTCTTTAGTTTCCGTGGTGATATAAGGGTATG